AATAAGTCACCGCTTGTATTGCATATAAGCCCGTATCTGCGTTCCACGCTACATCGCGTGGAACACTACCTGTTGATCCGAGCTTAAACGCCCCCACATCCCCGGCACTCAAACTGATATCCCCGGTCAGCGCCTTGCCGTTCACTTTCCGGCTGCTCGGTACGGCACTATTCGCCTTATTCACCGTCTCCACCAATCCGAGGTTTTTCACAAACGCGTTTTTATCGGGAATGTCTGCGCCGTTTTGGGATTTCTTTAAGAAATCAGATTTTGAATATTCCACCTCTAGCCAAATTCCATTGTCTAACGGACCATTCGGGCTTATATTTGAGTTCGCCGACAGTGCAACCCAGTTTTTTCCGCCATAATTTACCAGCGCCCCTTTTGTATATTTTGCGTCAGGGAACCAAGCTAGCGCTCCGCTATTTTGGATTTCAAGCAGAGCCTCATCTAAACGATTGTGCCACCAGTTTTCCCATTTTGCCTCTGGCGGATCTTCTGATGCTCCACCAGCCCAGCCACGCTCAATTAATGCATCACCGGGTTTTTCAAATTGAGCCGGATTGCTGGCCCATATTTTATTAAAACTGTCTTTTCTAGCCATTTATTACCTCGATTATGCGTATGCACCAACCCCATAAGGCTGTGCGTCATAAGTACCTTTATACGCAAAGGGGTGATGATTAACCCTGACTAAATGGGCTTTCACTCCCTGCGGCCTAGGTATTAAATCAAACATTTCAATCAATACACGAATATTTGCAGCGATAGCTTTATCTATCCAAATTGTTTTCATTGTCATATCCTGCCCGTCAATAATTGCAGAATTAACATTAAAAATATAATCAACAGCACTCTTCACATCATCTATTGTTGCTATTGAGTTATTTTTCTGTATTTTCGACTTAATTAGTATCCGGTACATAAAATCAGACACTGGAGCTATTTTAATTTGCTCGCCGGGAGATTTGTAGGGTGCAATGTTATATGGCTGTGCCCCACCGGTGCCATTATATGCAAAAATAGAAACAAAGTCAGTACGGATAAGTGGCCGTTCTGCAAATCCCGCAATTCTTCCGCATATATCTAATTGATCTCCCTCGGCTCTGTCTATATCAAGAATATTATTTATTTTTTCTATTTGGTCCTCAATAGAAGATTGAGCAATATCAGGTAGTGCAGTTATCCATTCGATAAGTTTTGGTGAGTTTTTATATTGCCAATAAATTCTAGATAACGCTTTCTTTTTATGGTCATACATACACCACCTCTATATTATCAGTGGCAAATACACCGAGCTGATTAAATTTAACATTCACTACTCCTCTCGTTTCATCCCAAGATTTACCTACGGTGATTGAATTTACAAACCCGTCGCCAGCAATTATATAATTTACCGGTGTGAATATTCTTCCTGCTCCAACACTTTCACCGATTCTAAAACCAAGTTTTGAGAATCCTCTGGTTTCATCAAATCCGTAAGTTGTATAATGAACAATCGCACGTTTTATATTTTCGTCATCAAATTTACTGTTACTCGATATCTCGACACGAACATAAATAGGAACAAGTTCCGGCCTAAAAAATGTCACTGATACAGGGTTCCCTAATGGGGTTTTTGTATCCTCAGTAATTTTATTGGGAAATGTGTTATATTTATTTAACCCACAACCGGGATTCTTTTTTGCTGCAATAGCGTTGATAATATCATTGACTGAACCCCCATCGACAAATATTGCCATTGAGTGTTCTTTCACTCCGTTTTCATCAACTTGACCATTGTCATTTTCATAAATACGGGCTTGCTTTACCTCATCTATATTAACAAGCGCAGCATACATATTATCAACTTGATTTGAGCCGGGCAAAGCTACAGATTCATTACGACGTATCCGAAAAGCATTATCTGATTCAATGTCTCGTCCGGGTGATTCTGACGTTTCATTGTTAACAGCCGTTACACCGCCGATCGGAGTAGCAATAATGGTTAAAGTACCAATATTGGCTGTTTGTGATCCCGATATAGTACATGTCACATTGACTGTAGCGCTTCCATTCTCATCTATCGTTACGTTATTATCTGTGGACCACAACGTATTAGTGATTTTATTACGAACAAGTGTCTCAGAGGGAATGAGTGTAGCCGGAACGCCTTTAAAAATTACCGTTGATGTGGAAAATGTGGCCTTATTACGCTTAATACCCGCAAATGCAGCTATTCTATCTAGTTGCTGCCCTACTGCGGAATTCGGATCTGCTGAGTGATAAGCAGCAATAACCCCCTCGTCGAGATTAGCTAATGTTTCACACCACGCCGCTATCGCTAGTCCATCAGGAGATTCAGGGTTGATATTCCAGCCGTCATCTATAGCCAAATAACGCTGACGCATCACAGTTAAATATTCATTCAGCGTCTGCCCCTTTGCGCCATTTCTCGTTATTTCAGCCATTAAACAAGCTCCTCATTGAACAAGAATTCAAATTGTTCATTGTTGATATCAATCAATGATGCATAAATCGTGATTTTCCGATTTTGCATATCAGTTTTAAACTCGAATTTTGTTAACCCCAATACACCCGGCGCGGTGATAATGCGCTCTTTAACATTAGCAGCGGCAATATCCAGTGAGGTTTTCCCTAATATGCTCTGAAACCACGGCGTACCCTCCGTGATGTTTAAGAAGTATTCACCCAAGAATAAGCGAAGCCTTCTAATAATTGCCTGTTTTGTTGCTTCTTTACTTGTTGCAAATTGGGTGCCGTGCGTGACGATATCACCATCCATAAAATTTCGTATCATGCGATCCCCATCAAAAAAGGCCCTGACAGGTGCCAGAGCAAAGAGGTTGGCAAATGCTATCTTTGGAGTTCTCACACAACAAAGAAGGTAAAACTTAATGACAACAAAAATCTCATGCCCGAAGTGCGGCAACGAAATCATTAAAGCGACTGCCAAAATCAACTCTCTGGATGATATGAGTGATACCGTTTGCATTAATTGCGGTCACTCTATCGATAAAGATGAGGTCGTCGCTCAGGCCAAGAAGCACGCTATCGAACTTATCAGGAAAGCCATTAGGAAACCTTGAATTCACTAGCTTTGTTAACTCACTCAGTTTTTCTTCAATTAGGATGGTGTCGATAAGTATCTGCACCACCCTTTTCTCATTATCAGTTGTCATTACTGTGGCCCTCGTGTTGTACTGTTACCAGATTGGACACCGCTATGTACGTGTTTACCGAACTCAATACCTTCAACAGACAAACCGCCCTGATTAACTGTGGTTCTACCGTTAAGCGTGGTTTTGCCGCTATTTGTGAACTCTGGGCCATTGTATGTCATGCCTGAATTTGTCAGTGATAATGATGTTCCACCGACTGACAGTGTTATTCCATCATCGGTCATATGAATGCGCACAGAACCCGATCGGTTACTCATACCCATGCCTGATGTTGGCAAACCGGGGATGACCGTTTGCATTGATCGATAGCCGGGTGAAAAAAAGGCATCCGTGGCGCTGAACATTCTCATTTCGTGAGGTGCTACAGGCCCACCCTGATCTATCCATGTATCAATGGCTCGTTGACTAAAATGAATTAAACCCTCGGTTCCCGGTGATAACTCATGAAATAACACCCATTCTTTAGTTCCAGAAAAATGAACGGGAACATTGCTAATGACAGGCATTGTAATAAATTCATTGTCTATCTTTCGCTGAATGCCGCATTCAATTTGTGCTCGTTGATTTACCGGATTATAAGAAACAATTTTCCCCGGCAAGCAGATCATTAACGGTGATAATGCGGATTTTTTAAACTCTTTCATTGCCTCCAGCATGGGATTCAATTTTGAGTCTATGATTTTCATCAAATTACCCCTTAAGCAATAATGCCTTAATCGTGGTTTTCCATGTGTCGTGATAGAAGTCACCCTGATGTGCAATACTTAATACTGAAAATCTACCGGCTGTAAGAAGGTCTTTGTAGGGTGTTGTATACATGCCACTGAAATTAAATTGATCATACATCCGATAAACCTCTATCCAGTCAGCCGGTCTAATCAAATGATTAAGCTTTATATCAACTTCTAAAGACTGTAAGTAAACTCTCGGTATCCCTTCCATGCCATTAAGAGATGATATTTTATGTGTAACATGTTCTCGTGATGCTTTATTTCTGATAACGACTAATTTTGTACTTTCAAAATTATACTTAAAATCAAATGCTTCTGATAGCTCGGTTAAAAATGTTACAGAATTTACGCCCGGCGCAGTCATCCCTTTAATTGCTAACGGTAAATCAGAAAAATCTCCCACTACTTCCAAAGTCGTTCCAAATGTTTCTGCAACATCCTTTATAATTTCTAAAATGGGTGTATTCTCCCCCCAGGACTTATTGATATACGCATTAACCCATTTTCTAAAGAATGACCGACAATAAAATCTTATATAGGTATTTACACCATCCCGACCCGTCTCAAAGTTATTTATTTCACCTTTGAATATAACGCCGATATCATCACCATAACCGGCAGACAGAGAAACTGAATCATATTCGTTATAAATTCGGCTTCTTGTCGCTGCTGATACACCATATACGGTGATACGTCCGAGTGCGTCATGATTGTTTGGTATCCCTTCTATATTAAACGTAATCTGCATCGGTGGACTAAAAACAAGGTCTTCTCCACCACTGCTTGATTTTATGACTAATTTATAATTTCTTCCAAACAGATCACCATTCATATCGGATACCACTTTAACTGATTTTTAATACCCAAGTTACTGATAGTTGGAGTTTCCCCTTCAAGAACAATTTTCCCAATATCCGTATTTAAATCAGCAAGCAAATTCACGCCAACGTGCAATGCCCGGCCTAATGCCATAGGACTATTATCAATGTTAATAATATCAACAACAAAATATCCATATCGAGTCAACCAACTTAGATAAAAGACCAGTTGATGATTATTTAGTGTGACAGAAAATTTTTGGTAGGCTGCATTTCTTGTAAGAGGAATAATATTCATTGCAATAAAACCTCACCATGATTAATAGTTGCTTGGCCCTGAGTGCTGGCACTGTCACCAGCAGGGAGATTGGCATTAATCAGTGATGCATCCTTGTTTTTTCCATCTTTGTTAATAATCAAAAGTTGACGCATTTCAACAACTAATTCCAGACCCTCTTGATTCTCTGTATTTGTTACCTGCCGGGTATTTGTAATAATCATATTCGCGTATGACGCACTTTTTGCACCAATGACAGTCATTACAGTACGATTACGCTGTAGCTCCCTGATCTTATCAAGAATATTCATTGATCGTTTCGTTCCATATTCACCAGCAATGCCAAACCCTACAGAAGCACCCAAGCCAGCCAATGCCGCAATCCCCCCTGGTAGTACTGACGCAGCCAACCCGGTAGCAGCGCCCGCGCCCATACCTAAAATACCGGAATATTCACCAGCCTCTGCTATCAAAGCCTTTATCGGATTATCTGACAGCGCGACAGTCATAGTGACATATAACGGGCGTGTAACTGCATTGTCATTCGCTGTCATCGCATTCTCTAACGGATACTCGCTAACATCCGTCCGCATTTCTGATGATTCTTCAAGAACTGCGTCAAAAAAAATCCCGCCAATTTCCGGGCGGGATTTGGTAAAAATTCCAACTATGCTCATTGTGCTGTTGTCCTCACTGATACTGCTAATTCGTTACATGCGTCACTAATACATTGCTGTACTATTTCCTTGGTTTTTTCGGGATTACCAGCTTCGTTTACTGTCACATTTGCGTTAACAGTGGCGTGAATTGGGGCGCTATTGCTTTCAGATTTAGACTTTATAGGTGTTGGCACCGTGTTTCTGCGAGCATAGTAATCCTCCATAGCCAGTGAATAATCACCGACTTTTCTCACGTAATCCTCTGTCTTTGGGCCCCACTTCTTCCTATTAGTACCACCGTGATGATGTGCTACAGCCTCTTCCATGCTTTCACCTTTATTCAGGCGTTGGCGTAATTGCATTGCAGCAGCATTTATTGACTCATCGGGATTAAATTGATCTATTCCTAAAGAGTTTGCCGTTGCATCAATATATTGCATAATCCCTTTAGCTCTCCCGCTGTCTGTAGGTTTTCCGATAGCATTAGGATTAAATCCTGATTCTTGTTTTGCCATTCCCAATAAAACACTGACTGGAACATTATATTTTTTTGACGCTTGAGAGAATGATTCAGCTAATTGCTCACGCTGAGATGAACTATTGACACCCGACATTGTTAAATAATTTTTGATGTAATCCATATTATTCATTGGATCATTGCCGGGGATGTCCATTGCATTTGGATTGACTGAGCTTACTTTATGTTTAATTTTGGTTGGTGTTGATTCATCTTGACGATTGAACCAATCATTTATGTTCTTATAAAACAGCCAGTCAGGTAATTTAATCCCCCAATTTTCTTTTACATCTTTCTCATCCCAATCCCACATATCCTTCTCAATTACTTCATTAATTGCATACCCAGTTATTCCAGCTCTGATAAGTGATTTAAATCCTCCCATCTTACCAAATATTCCACTAACTCCCTTTGATGCCGCAATAGCGGTTATCCCTATGGCCATAGTCTTTAGGAGGGGCATAGCTTCATCAAGTTTTTCAATAATTCCTTGTTTATTATCAATAAGCCACTTATCGGCTCGATTAGCTAAACCAGTGATACTTGCTGTAAGAGGTCCGCTCAATTCACTAGCTAAGCCATTTAAATTGGTTGTTAACTTTTGAACGGCATCATTATATTCATTTGCTATTTTTATTGACTCTGGGGTTATTATTTGACCACGTTTATTGTATTCATTGAATTGTTCCTGTATCCAGTTTGGCCCCTTAGAAAACACATCTTGTTCAAATTTATTTAACCCTAATTCATTGCTAAATACCCTCTTCTGATCTTGAGTCATTTTGGGCATGTTTTTAGCAGCCCACATCATAGCCGAATGAGGATTATCCGTGTTAATCAATTCATAGGGATTAATACCGACTTGCCTAAGAGCCTTTTCACCAATTTGGCCGTCTTTAGCTTTATCTCTGAGGTGATTAAATTTTTCAATTGTACTCATTGCATCCTGCACTTTTCCACCCATCTGCTCATATGCATAACCCCAACGCAATACATTGTTAGGATCAATAATATTACGACGAGAGAATCTATCTATTTCAGAAACAAAACCAGCAAAATCGCGTGTTAGTTTATCAAAGCCAAATCCAGCGGCTACAGTAGCAGCTAACTGCATCATATTGTCAGTAACGCCTTTAAATGCGGCGTTAGCCATATCAAAGCTCTTTTTGTCTGTTTCCAGACCAAGTGATACAAGTAGAGAATCAATTGTTTCAGCCATTGCGACCTCATTTTTAGATATAAAAAAACCCGCTCAAAGCGAGTTTTACTCTTATTAAGACGATTACATGTACTCAAGCATAGTCATGGAGTTATCTTTCTTTGAACAATTAAGGACTGCTCCATCAATACTTGAGTAAATAACCCCCACTATAAAATTTTTTTCTTCACGCTCAATTACAGAGACATAATTTTCATTATTATGGAATTTATAAAATATTTTTTTACATGCTTCAAATGACTCTATTTTCTTGCTCCCATCATCAGCGCTTAGCATTTCGGGTTTTTTACCCGAATCAACCATTTTTCTTATTTCATTTATATTAATACTGACTTTTCCAACAAATGGATTACCTGACACGTCAAACGAAAACATCTTTTCGCCATTGTAATTCCATCCATAATTACTCACCTCAGCTTCAATGTGTACATTCTTTGATAACTTTATACCTTCAATGTCTATTCTTTTTAACCTAACATTGATAATTTTCGGATCTCTAGTGCTCAAGGCAATGTACTCTGATGCTGGTCTGCCATTGAGTTTAATCCTGACAATGCAATCATCCCTGCATACAAACCGTCCACTTGGTATTTGCAAATACATAGACAATATACCAGCGTATCTTTGCAACTGGAGCGTTGCTATTCCATTATCAGTGGTTGCTGTTTCTATGTGAAATCTATCGGTTTTATCCATTTTAAATGAGTGACTCCATTTTTCTTTTTTATATTCTATTGAGTTATTATTTATGGGTTCCTCTTTAAAAAAACCGAACAATAAAAGAAAAAAATACAGAACTCCAAAAGCGAATGCGGCTCGTAACAGCCTACTGATTAATAGTTTCACACCTCACCCCCAGCAGATAATATTTAGAAATATCCTATCACCAGTTTACACCATGAACACCATCCGTCAGGATGTAAAAAAACCGCACTTAAGCGGTGTATATGAAAAACCCACACTTGGCGGGTTTATTCTATTCTTTCGGTATCGGTAATTCGTTTTTGGAAATGATTGCCAGTCTATTTTGATAATGCTCTGGGTCTCCCCAAAGCCACATCTCCTGGCGGCTAACATCATCTTGGGTCAGAATCTTGCGCAATTCGCAGGTGATCATATCATAGGCATAGACATACATATTATATGTTAGTGCGTCATACATTCTATCTTGCCAGAAAGCCATACCATCAGTGGTCTGGTTCATATCCGATACAATCACATTGTACCACTCAATTAAGTAATCAAAAAACACCCTGCCAGCTAAATCACGTAAAGCCGCTCGATGTTGAGGGGTTCTAATGCGCCAAACGAGGATTTGAGTTACGGGGCGACAATTTAATACGACGTCAGGCTGTATAACCACACGGTTATAATAAGCAACCTCTTTGGATACATCATTGATCAGAGCTAATTCAAAATGAGATTGACTAATCTTATCTCCCAACCGGCCATCAACACGAACCATGCGATAACCAGGCACTAGTGTTAACCCGTTTATCTGGGAAGTCATATCACTGCCATTCATCAACGCAGCGTAGAGGGCGTGATTATCTGAGCTCTCGTTCAGATGAACGAAAACCTCATTAACCTTTTCAGGATTTACCAATCTTTTTGGCATATATCCCCCTCAAATAGATGATTATCGGTTATCAAATTGATATATAGCTGCGGCTATACTAGCGCCATTGAACCCCTAGTTCAACTGGTTTCACAACCAAAATTGTATTCTTATTGTTCTGTGATGTATCAAAATGTTTCAGATTTAAGCCATCCTTGGCTTTGGGCTTAGAACGGACTATTAGGAATTCTCAGACTGTGCAATACTCGCCAGTCATTATCAATAAACGATGCACACTCAATATGTGCTGTCTCTCTTTCCAGTAAGAGCCTGACTATGTTCGTGTTTCGTGGATATTCACGTGGCATTGAATAGTATTTACCTGCAAGCCTGTGTTCTGCCGCTTGAAGAATGGGATAAACATCAGATATTGAACTAATCATCTCGACAGCATTTCTCCATAACCAGCAAAGGCTACACAGCTCATCATCAGTGAATTGAGTTTTATGAGGTGCTGGTAACTCCTGTTGTTTGCCAAGAAACTCACCTTCAAGCACCAGCTTATGAACATACTCGATAGCTTCGGGAATTCTCTCCGCTGGTAATTGATCAATGTGAGTAATGTTAAACCGTTGATGAATGAAACTGTAAGCTTCTGGATACATCATCCCGCGTTTGCCCACGAGCATGTTAACAGCATCACGTAATGGGGTGCGTTCATCTGTTGTGGTTTTTGCTGATGCTGTAGTCGGGGCAACATCTTTCTGGTTAAAGTAGAAATCTTCCAGTGCTTCGAATACATCCCAAGCTTTGTCGGTGTCGAGCATTTTAGCATGGCGGGCTGCCCCGCGTTCTGTCCATAGTGTTAACGCTCTGACATTCCTGGCAATTTTCACAGACTTACTTTGAGTAAGTTCGCGCTTTAACTCCCTAAGCTCTTCGCCTTCAAGTTTAAAGTAATGCTTCCCGGCAATAAAACGGTCTGCATTACGAGAGAAATTAACTTGAATATTGATAATTTCAGTCCCATACAATTTAGCTAGCAACTCAGTAGTAATTACTGGAATGCTGTTATGGGTAATAACAGGCAAATTTTCAGCATTGATAGTGTTATGCATTTCATTAATTGCTATACTTGACATGTTAGTTCCTTCGTAAAAAACTGACGATCTAGAAGCCTCAACGGTTGCCGCCGTTGGGGTTTCGCTTTTACTACCCTTGCATTCTTTCATCATTTTTCAAGCTCCAAACTAATCGCTGGATGATTGCGGAATTTAAAGATAACCCCTCTTCCGAAGCTTTTTGCTGAATTGCTGACTTAACCCTTTCAGGCATACGTAAAGTAAAGTGCTCGCTACAGCGTTGTGTATATAATGAATCTTTCACTATCTTAGTCTCCTTTTATCAACATGACACCAATTTGGTGCTAGAACCAATTTACCACCATTTAAAATGATGTCAAGTTGGTGCTATCATTTTCTCATTATGCGTTCGAGTAAGAGTGAATAGATATGGTCATGAAAAAATATCCAAGCCAAGAAATGGAGCGTTTTAATGTTCGCCTACCCGCAGGAATGCGCGACGCAATAGCTGAGAGAGCTGAGAAACACGGCAGATCTATGAATTCTGAAATTGTTCAGATTCTGCAAGATGTACTTAATGGCCCTGATACAGTGTTTTGGGAGCATACGCTTAAGGATATGAAGGAATATCCTGAGATTTTCGGGCCTGGATTTGCAACGATAGAAGCTCGATTAATTGAAGAATTTAAGCCCATAATGGAAAGGGCGTTTGCCATAGCCTCCGAATTAGCCAAAAAGGAAGTAGCCAAAAAAGCCCCATAAGGGGCTTTAAGCTATATTTATGGTATTAAATAACTACATTATCACACTCAAGAGATGCTATCTTTGTCGCTCAAATTACTTCCACAATGCTTACATTTCACAGCATCATGAATTATTAACTCGCTACAATACTTACACTTCTTTTTTTCTATGCGGTCTGGAAGTAATCCGATTAAAAAATTTATTAAAAACCAAGCTATAGCATTAATTATCAAAACAACAATAATACCGGCAACTCCTTCTATCTCTGGCACCCCCAGAACAAAGGACGCTGTAGCCAGTAGATAAGATATTATTATGTATGACAGAATTATTAGAGTAGCACCCAACCCTATCGGCCACCCCTTTTCACTTGCTTTTTTTGATGTGGATTTCCAAGGAACTATTACAAATGCATAAATTAACACTATGAGTACAGCCGCAATAATCACATTCAAAATGCTAATGCCACCCATTTCCTACTCTCTGCTATACATAATCAATACTCACATAATAGCAGGGGATTGATGCAAAACAACGCAAAAAACCGCATAAGCGGCTTAAGTACAAGGACTCGAATTTGGTCAAAAGGGCGCTTGAGAGCCATGCTCAACAACAAGAGATGGCGGGGATTGCTCCCCGCCGTTGCTCTTACTTGGTTTCGTAATCCATGAAAACAGCAACCTCCGTTTGACCGCTTCGGATGCGAACCTCACAGAGGTCCTTTCTCGTGATAAGTACAGCCGCTAAAGCGGTGATACAAATAACGATGGCGATAAATATCGCTTTTTGCTGTTTCATGGTTAGCGTCTCCTTGCCTTTCGGCGTGTAAGAGGCTAATCTTATGTTGCTAAGCATTAGATGGGCCTCAAATTGATTGAAAGATCATTTGGGGCTTTCTTCTATCCGCTCCAGCACGCCAGAGACAGATAGTCTCAAGCGCCCGCCCAAAATATACCAAAGTGAAATATATATATCCATACATATATCGTAGGGTTATGCTGCCAGTCTATGCAGTTCTTCAAGCAGTGGTCGCTTGTGATTCTTTTCGTAAAGGCCCGTCAGAGTGCTTTTACGCTGTTCATAATCCCATCCCATAGAGATGAAAACAGTGTTGGCTCTCTGCAACTCAGTGACACAGCGGATCTGCTCTGGTGTTAGATAGTCGCGGATAGGCTCTTTCTTGTCGATTTCATGATGAACTCTGAATTTTACCGCTGTCATACCCAAAGCTATCCGGTTAATCAGATCGGCCTCATTGCTGAAATGGCGAGGGAGAATATCTTTCCCTAAGTCTTCTCGTGATTTCTTGATGGCATCTGTCATGGGTTTATATTCCAAACGGGATGTATTACGATCCATCTTCTTAGATGCTAACTCGCCACGCATACGGAAGAATTCAGAAACCAACCGCTTTTTGAATGCCCGGACAATATCGTTGTTACGCATGTATGTAATGAGTAAGGTCGTTTGCTGTTCATTAAGTAACGCAACACGAAGTGGCTTACCTCCAGACTTGCGGATTTCAAATCCGATAGTTCCAAACTCCTCAAGATCAGCTTTGTTCCTATCAACCAGTTTAATTATGGTGTCATGTTCACGCTCAACACCATCAGCAATGGCTACAGTATTGGTTACGAGGTCAAATTTTTTAATTTCTACTAATTGCATGGTGTCTTACCTGCTCAAAAATGAACCTTAGTCACACAGGAATACCAGCCCTTGAAGGTACACCAACCACTGGCACCCTCTAAGGCTCATTTGTGAATAGATTCAAGGTTTATGATTGCACGTGTGAAGTGCCAGAAAGAAAAAACCCCGGCGAATGCCAGGGTGTTAAGTGTGGTTATTGAGTGCGCGTTCCATGCTATCGACTAAATCATCCATCACGGCATGCATGGCGTGTACATCATCGATAGTGTAAGTGCCATCTAGCATATCAGACCATTTCGCTAGCGGCGGACAGGCATCGCCGGCCCCCGTACAGGGCCGCCAGAGAAACCAGTTAATTTCGGGGTTTAATGTCGCTGTTCCGCTTCTGCGCCGTTTTCGCTCCCTGCGCTGAGCTTCCAGAAAGGGCCAACATTTTCCTTTAGCACTTTACCCAGTAACACCAGGTAATTCTGCACTTCATCCTGGAAAAGGTTTTCAGCAACAGGCACATTGTCAGCATCACGAACAATATTACCATTCTTGATACAAAGTTCTTTTAGCCTGTTTAGTGAAGATGCATCTGCCGTAGCGAGGCTTACAGCTAGTCCCATTTCTGTAGAACCGTCACTTAAAGCTGGCAATATCCCCGCTTTGGCTGCGATTTGTAGCATTTCAAGCTGATCTTTCGCTGATGCTGTTGCGCCGCTAAAAATCGTGCCGTTAACATCAACTTCAATTTTTCTACCCATCGATTAGGTTTCCTCTGAATCTGCAAATTCGAATATAAATTGTTCATCACTAACACCTGTTTTCCCTGCACGCGTAGTCGAACCCCGATTAACTAAAATCCCGTCAAATCCGATAATGGTCTCCGCCGTCCCTGTTTGGAAAAACGAAAATGTGGCATCTACCTTGGTTTTTTCTACCGCCAGAATTTGTCGGGCCTGTTCAGATCCTGGAATTAAATTAATCGTCAGACGTTTTGGCCGAGTGGGGTTATCAAGACGCACTGATGTTTTACCAATACCCCGTTTTAGTGTCGCTCGCGGTTCCAGGTCTTCAATAGTGATCGGCGGGTCAGTATCACCAAAATCATCAATAGGGATACCAAATACAGTTAGGTTAGCGCCGTCAGCGCCGTACCTTTGCATAGACATAAATTACTCCACGTTAATATTAATTTCTGCCACATGACCAGCACGAGCAAGAATGACTAAAAGAGAAGTCGGTGGATATTGACGCTGTTTGCGCTGTGATGATGTCAAATTAAGAGCATCTTCGGGTTTAGAGCGGAGTATAAAACCAAACTGTGCCACTTTTGTTTTACCGTCATCGGGATCAACATATGAACCCGCCCCCAGTACGCCATTGTTATAGAACCGTTTGCATGTATCCGTGATTACTGTAAGCAACCCAGCATAATCACGTGGTGTTAATGCTCGTTTAGAACCCGCTCCAGCAATATAGTTATACCCGTCAACTTGAATATGATTTTTCAATACGTCTAAGTTGACCACATCATCAATGAACTCACCGTATGATGACATGGATTTACTGTTAATAACCCGGCTATTGTCTGTTTGCCCTGCCAGCTCGATTTTAGTAAAAAATACCGCATTCTTGGCCTTAAGCGCATTGTATGCGCTGGTTGTCATATCATCCCCAATGACACCGGGCAAGACTTGGTATTCACCAGTGATCGCTGTATTGATACCCGATGGCCGGAACTTATGGAATGCTGCCGCAAGTTGCACCATTGAATAAGCTTGTGACGGATCAGTGGCAATAGAATCTGTCGTTTTGTAACCCGCGAATACATGCCGATTGCCCTTGCTTTTTAATGTCGATATCACATCGTTTGTGATGTTCGGATCAATAATTCCCTGTGCACTGAACGTAAACCAAACAGGATGACTATTAGCATCTGACCAGTCAGCCAGTTCAATAGTGATCTCTGGTGTTAAATCAGCATTCTTGAAAAAATAGTGATAACGCCACAACTTATCGTTCGCGCTATTTGCTATTTCCAGTAATGAATCTTTGGCATTTTTCATCCACACGGTGATTTGTGGTGGTTTGGGAATATTGGCAAAATAGCGAGTGGCAATACGATAGATATCGCTGTCAGTTTTGAAATCTGCCGCAATCTCGGTAGTTGAGCTGTAGTCACGGAATGTATCCACCGCGAATTTAGCCCCTTCCGTCAAATCAGCCACATCAGCAAACATTAAGGCGCTGGAGAAATCAGCGTACCCTAATCCTGCGGGGGTAAGCAGCAGATTAACGGGAATAATATTATCAACAGGATAGGCCATGCTGATTATTACCTCTCATCATTAATTTCAATTTTGAATCCAGCCGCCCGCAACAGGGAGTAGGATACGGTTTGTTCAATAAACAGATGAATGTCTGCCTGCCAGCGGGGTATGAAGCCAGCCTGCAATATTCCTGTCAGGTTTCGGCAATTACTCACGTAGCGCCAGGCTATTTTGTTGCGATATAAGAATTCGCTGACGGGGGTCTGGAAATTTGCATTATGCAATCGCATGATCGCACTATCTGCGCCCTCATTGAGGATATTGACTGACACCATAAATTCCATTGATGTATAAGCAATTTCTTGCAAATCTTGCCAGTTATTTCCTAATGATGAGTCAAACTCTTCAACAGCCGGTACAAATGCCCGTTTACGTCTTGTTTGCCCGTATGCGCGGATGGGGATAGGTTTATAAGTGACATATAATGATTTTGGCGGCGCTCTGCCTTGATCAGCTAAAATCACTGTCTCAACACCGGAAGCCATTCTCAATAATGATTGAAATACACTGTGTAATTCTTCTAAGGTTTCCATCATCCCGTCCCCCGATACCGCTCAACAATCGCACGGCAAAAATTCCTCCAAGGGCGATTATCACAAGACAAAACACGCCATTTGTGCATTGCCAATCCGTCGCTGAATTCCAACAAATCAGCAAATTTACCGTCATCATCAGACCAGAGGTAATTAACACCGTCATTGATATGCACTGAACGCACATCCTGCGGATTAGCTGTACCTCCCATGCCGATTAAAGTTTGAATATCCTTCCATGATGCGGGCTGAATGTTAATAAGGGTGAGTGTGATTATTTCAGGCTCTCCTTCCCGCCACGTTCCGCCCGGCCCGGTATAATCCCCTTTTGCAGCACGAATAAGTCGCACACCACCAGCAATAGGAGAATTAAATGTTGAATCAATATGCCCATGCATATCTAAGCCATTGCCAAACATGATTAATCCTCGACGACGTGGGTGATAGCGGCTCTCAGTATGCCCTCATCAATCAACGGAGTAGATGATCCTTTGGCTCGCACTGTTGATTCTGCGTTTGCCGGTTCAATACCGGCTGAAATGGCTTCTTTGCAATACCCGGCTGCTTTCGCGCCTATTTGATCTAACATCTGGAATGCTGTTATATCTCCACGAGCAACCTGTCCAGTCAGTGAACGAAACGCCTTTTTGATATTGTCCTGGTTCTGCCGAATGGGGACGCGAAGAAATGAACGTTCGGGGATATATCCATCCGCCGAACCATATTCATTTACTGCCCCGATGACGACTAAAAGCGTACCATCCTGCTCACCAGAACCAGCGGGCAATCCCACCAGCACCCGGCGTTTAGCAGCTACCCTATCTTGGATTTGGCGCAATTTCTGCGCCAGTTTATTTCCGCCCCGGACTTCTGCATTGACCTTCATATCATTATTCCCCCAGTACCTGCACGACGCCGTAAGCGAAGGAATTCAAGGCCGTAAGAAGTTAGCGGAAGGTTGCCATTGATAATTAGATCATCAGATGTGACAGAAGGAACAGCAAACGAGGTGGATTCATCACCAACCGATTTAGATGAAATGGCATAAGCCGCCCCAACATCTCCAGCTATAGCACGCTTGCGCATCACCAACTGATGAGCCGCAAAGGCAAACATACCCCGCTTTTTGATAGATGCAGGGCGGGCATTGTATTTCAACCAACGTTTACCCGTTTCTGAATCCCCTTCCTCAAGGGCCTGAATAACATTACTATCCGGCCACAATGTCACGTCACTGAATTCCGGGTAATATTCCCGAAAATCCACCACGATTTGCGCTGTAATATCCACTGTACCCCCTGAAAGTAAAACCCGTCAGATTGACGGGTTTTCGGCATTTTCCGACCGGGACGCTTGATCTATCTCTTCTCGCTTTTCAGCAATCGCTTTTCGCAATGCTGCGGCCTTTGCTGCCGATGGTGCTTTCTTGCCTATTAGAGTTTCGTACTCTTCACGCAGTGCGCCAATATCTTTGTCATCAGTGTCAGGGATATCCAATGTCTCTACACGCATCATTCCAGCCTGATGAAACAAGTGATCGACAAAATCACCATCTACAAGAATAGAATGGCCGACAGCTATCGTAACGCGTTTACCGCTTGCGTCTGTCACTGTTAGCGGCGCCGTGTGCAAGTTAGTTAACTCGTTCATCATTACACCCCATCAACATAGTGTCCGGCTTTTGGAATACGCCATTCCGTGCCACCGGTACGTAAAAGTGCCGGAACTTTGAAATTGATGTTGTCGGCAGTTGCAGGAGCAAGAAAGCGCATTGGCATCACATCATGGCCCTTAACAATCCGCTTATCCTTCTTGTACACGACCATGCGATCCTTGCCACCGGTACCCATACCATTCAGCAAAATATCATCTTCAAATTCCATGTCTTTAAAGTTAGTACGCAGGAATTCTAATAATGTGACGTTAGAAGCGTTCTGGGGCGATAACACAGTCCGCATCAGTAATTGATGCTGCTCAGGAGGTATAACGAACGTATTAGGACGATGAATAGTCAGCGTATTAGTTAAATAAACCTGCTTATATGCCACGCCGAAGAAGTCAATAATTGGCTGCGTTCCCTTAGTTGGTATATCAGCAACCAATGCTTGAAGTGTGGCTTTTGCTGCCTCTGTTGACACATTTTTGCTAGTGTAAAGACCTTCGCCAATATCATCATGGCCGAGCAAGTAGATCTTATTCAACCCTTGCTCTACCACATCACGCACAGCTTGCCCGCGCTCAGCATCAAGACTGATATTGTTCTGCATAGCGAAGCCGATTTCTTCTAGCGTATAGGTATAACCCAACGCCGCCATTTTAATCTCTTGGAAGCCCTGACTCATGGCAATGTCTACAGTGGGGACATCCGTAGAATTGGGTCCAAATACCTGCAATTCACCGCGTGCATCTATCGAACGGAAAGCCACGACTTTTACCCAGTCAGGCGCACTGTCATCAAGGGGTAACAGCGTATCGTATTTAAACTGCGGGTATTCCATACGATAAATTTCTGATTCAATATACGCCGCTTGTTGAACCAAAAAAGACAGTGCCGCTGTAGGGCTGACGTCAAAAACACTTCTTTTCATGAATTATTTCCCTTCTACATCGACATTCAGAATACCATCAACGCGAATTTCACCCATTTCACCGGCTTTCACGTTATCTACCCATTTAACCTGATTTAACACCAGTAGACCGGCCCCCATTCCTGTAGTCAGACGGCCCTGATCTGCACCTTCTTTCAAAATGACACTAACAACTTGCCCCGCTTCGGCACCATCAACACAAAGCACCTTCATTGGTCCGCGATGAAGCACAGACGCGATATGATTGACGTCATAGCCCACTGAATAATTTGGCGGGTTTGTCGGCATGCTGTTACTAAATTCCGCCAGTGTGCGAATAGTGAACCCGATAACTTGATCTGCCGTGGTGGTTGCAGAGACCGGGGCACATGAACGCTCTTTAGTACCGCGCACTACAGCACGGCCAAATGGGATCAAGCCATTTTCAACGCGGCGAGAAACCGCCTCATAAACATCAATCGTTGAAACCTGTCCTTCATACGCCTTACCGCGAAATAGCGTAAAATCGCTTTGAGCAATAGCCATTATTTTTTCTCCGGTTGTTTACCATAACGTTTATCCATCCACTCTTGACGCGCACTATCGCGCATAGATTGGGCATCAGTTGTCTTTGTCTTGCGCATGTCGCGGCTGAAATTTTTCAGTGAATCATTAGCCTGTTGTTTTTCTTCCTCGGTTTCTTCGTCGTCTTCATTTTCCCGACGCTCTTCCTCAGCATCAAAATAAGCTGAAACGTATGTATCCGGGGCTTTATCCCATGCAGTGTATTTGCGACATTTAATACCTGCGGCATCAAGTGCAGCACGTTTGATTTTCAGTGGATCAGTTGAGTCACAGTTAAAACTAATACCCGCAATTTTCATTGCAGCATCACGCGCAGACATGACATCAGCGATACGCTTAGAGATTGAATCCTCAGAAGTTTTTTCCTTCAATTCCTCAATTTCATCGTCTTTAGCATCAGACTTGGCTTCTGCCTCTTCTTTTTCCTTTTCTGCCTCATCCTTCGCGGCTTCGGCTTTTTCTTTTTCTTCCTCTGCGTCTTTAACGCGTTTTTTCAGTCCATCAATGGTGGATTGGATCAACTGCTGAGTTGCTTCATCAGTGACCGTTGCGTGTACGCCGGAATCGAGTACAACTTTAAACATGGGTTTTACTCCAGTTGATTTATGATCAAATAAACGCGCACGATGACCGGCTCTTGCGCGGTCACATAGCGCTATGTGATTAATAGTGATATCGCGTTGAATAAATTCGTAGGGGGTTCCATCCGGTGCAATGCCGGATGATTTTTCATATTCTGATGTATAGCCTGCTGATAATTCAGCTTTACCATTGTTTATGGCGTCGATTGCATATTGATCTTTTGTCAACAAATCGACAACAACATAATCGCCGTCCTGCCGCCCCGGTGATATTGCATGCCCTGCTGTCACGCTCTTGAATGTAGTGGCATCCACCAGATCATCGGGATGGTCAACCGTAATATCAGCATTGTCATAACTCGCCAGACTGGCAGGCGAAAAAACCTCTTCAGGGGGGCGATAAACATTAACGATTTGACCGGGTGGCCTGTCTGTCAATCCCAGTTCGGACGCTAGATATTGCTGAACACCGACGCGTGCAACCCGCCCAGGGACTTTTAAATAGCCTTCGGGAGTAATTTCACGTTGGGAATCGACGGGAAAGGTCACACGGTCACATACTGTAATCCGCATGATTAATCCTGTGGTTAGTAATCAAGACCTTTAATTAATGGGGTACCATTGCAACGACATTTAATATGCGCTCTGCCGGGGAATAGCCCTGTTTCACCCGCATAGCTGGCACCGCGTGACCAAAGATAAACCCCTCGTCCATATCCAACATCGGCACGAGCTATCATGAAGCATTTAATCTTAGCATTCGGATATTTACCTGCCGGATTACCTGACACGCGCACATCTTGTGAAGTAGACCAGCTAAAACGATCGATACCCGCTGATTGCTGACGTTTGCGTGTAATATCACTCTGTATCTTTAACGTCTGGTCACTTGCTATTAAACGCGCTCGTTCATATGTCGCGCCAGTCACCGACTGGATGTTACGAACCATGTCAGTTAGTGAGTCACCGCGCAAAATGCCGTCCATCACTTCACGTTGAATATCATCAAAATAATCTGATGACAGAGATTTGATTAAAGCAACATTGCTCTCTACAGATGCATCAAAATAATCAACGAGGGATTCATTGACCATTAGCCTAGTCATATCAATGCCAATTGCCCGATTAATCTGCTCAACGAAGACTTCTGCACTCTCCGATTCTGCACGACTGACAACCCGTTGAGCCAATCGATTAATTTGTTGACCAAATGATGAACTAAAAAACAATTCTGCGGCTTGTCGAAGTGCTTCTTTGATGATATCAGTAAGATAACCATCAGCCGTATAATTGCGGCGCAGAACTGGCGTTAGCGTCTCATCGACTGCTTGCGCCATCTGTCTGACAATTTCACGTAGTTGGGCACGGTAATAGCGTTCAGTCTCATCGGACGGTCTAATCGGTCTAATTGATGCCCTGCGCCTGACCGGTGTTTTCTTTATCAGATCTTGCAAGGTCTCCAAGCTTGAATTGATAATCACCGGCGAACTCTGCTTCTTCGTCATCAGCAAGTCGTGTAATATCTTCCTCTTCAATACCATAAACCCCTTGCTCCATTAATTTGCGTGCGACTTGTGACGGCCTGACGACTTGCTGATTTAGACGAATATCATCAGCCTGGGCATCAGCGAGCCTTTGCGTTGATATCTCCGTATCAGACGGTTGTGTGAGTGGGGCAAATGCGAAGTCCAGTCCGTCAGGGTATGTGCCCAGAGTTGAACGAATCAGTACCTCATCAATTTTTTTCAGAAATGGCCTGTATTCGGTTTCTTGATCACCTTTTATGTCACCGAAATAGTTATTTTGATCCCCCTGCCCGGAGTCGCCCAATCCCTTTGCTTGTATACCAAAGAGCCTTGTCATGGGGATACGCGTTGAGCCAGAAGTCCATTCCATCAGTACATATAACACCTCAGCAAGTCCGCCAAACGAGATTTGTTTTCTATCCATTACTTCATCAGCATCAAGCAATGCAATTCTGAACAGGGATTTCATCATGCCAAATGTGTTATAGCGCTTAGCTATAGCTTCATCCATGTCACCCGACGCCAACTCTGTAGCGAGATTTTTCCGATTGATAGTATCAATGTTGGCCTCTTGGATCAGCGAAGCGATACCCCCTTTTGCCGATGCGGCATCTTTCACATCTTCCATGCAACGGCGTAATCGACTGTCATCCCAACCGCCATTTATCATGCGTAAACGCATAGGTAATGCGGCACCCGGCGCTTTGACAAAATGGCTATAATGAATTTGCTGACTACCGCCATTGACCACGTAATAATCGGGCAGCATGTAATTTTCTGCCAGAGGGTTAGTCACGTTGTATTGCTGACCGTTAATAAACATGCGATCCAGCACCAACAAACGCTTAAGTGAACCCTTTTTGATTCTGTTCAGTTCTAGCGGCTTATCAAGCGGCTGATCTGTCATCATCAATACACCCGCGCCACCATAAACACCAGCCCACTTAAACGCTTCTTGAGTTACCGTTTTGACATTAAATAATTTCTCAGCATTACGAATAGCTGTAGCATCATCAGATGAAAATGAACGCCATTCGCGAGTGGCATCGTCAACAGGAATATCGACAATCGCGCGAGCTATCCAGTTCTCAATATAAGCCGCCTCTAGTTCAGCAAAATCTTGCATCATGCCAAACATAAAATGGTTATACATTCGCCTGTCGCGATCTGTGCCCATCCCAGTCATGACGTTAGTTATTCCGTCAGCGGTCAAGCGAATCCGTGGCTTACCGCCAAACTCCAGTTTATCCATCATCATTAAACCCATTTGTCATAGCTGATAGTTGTTCCGGTAATTAATTCAATCTCGATTGCGTCCATGAACGTATCAAGAATGTCATCATTTTTATGGCTATCGTCTGCTGAGAAATCAGCGCATTCAGCCAGTGCGGGCATTACCCAGTTAGTAGGTGCAGCAATCGATCCATCAGCGTAATAAATCTGTTCAACTTTTAGCCCGTCATCAGTCATAAGTGATGGGATAAAGACTTTCCCTGTTTTTATCTGAGGAACGCTATTTAAGCAGCGAATTAATTTGTTCTGACCAGCGCCGCGAGGGATTTCTAAAACAGGAATACTCCGGCGTTTTTTCAATGTTGTAATGAGTCCCTGCCCAGCCTGTTTATCCTCAATACCCATGTGACGTAACGGAGCAGGTCGTCTTCTATCGTAGGGTTTCCACTTGTCCCATAATTCTGTTGCTGTTTTTAGCAGATCTTCCGGGTCCCATCGTCCACGAACACTATCAATAATGTAGAGATTGCCATCAACACCCATTCCAACTAGCGTAAACACGGTGTAATCGTTGTAATCTTCCACCTTGCCAGAGTTTGTATCGACGTACACAGCGCGGTGAGTAAGTTGCGGCAAATGTACGTAACGTTTAAACCAGTCCGTATCAATCAGATTGCCTGTCAATGCACGCGGACGCTGCATATATTGAGAGAGAAACGTGTATTCGTCACTCTCCCAAAGTTTTAATAAATCACCAACATACTCATTTTGAGGCCAGTACGACCAATAACGGACACCACCAACTACGACACTTTCAGAATTTTTAACTCCGAACCAGCACAAAGAGCGCCACGGCTCAGGTAACGATTCTATATATTCCTCATCCACCAGAGCAGGGATTGCTACATGATGAAAATCAACTCCCATTCTCCCATCAAGCATGAAGCCTGTAGCATCATCGGTATGCAGCCGCTGCTGGATGGAAACAAACGGCGTTGGATGATCCTTGCTCTTGTCCCCGCGCCTGGAGCGTATCGTGTTAACAAGCATCCGGTTTGCATTATCACGCCGTGATGCTGAGAACATATCTTCTGGCTTGTTGTAATCATCCAGACAAACAAAGCCAGAAAAACCCTCCCCAGGATAACCTGCCCGTCCACCTGTAATCTGTCCGCCGCTTGAACGGGATACAGTCTGACCAACTGAGCGCCCTTTCTGATCGATTACTTCCCATTCTTCCGCCTGATTGACACCAAAACCACATGGCCACAACTCCTGGTATTCACGGCTAGCGATAATGTCACGTGTTCTACGTGAGTTACGTTTAACCAATGTGTCGGCAAATGAGATATTCAGATTTCTAAATCTGCGCAATCGTCGAGTTTGAACCAGCGTATTTATATATGCCGGTAGATGAACAGAGAAGAATTCAGTCTTTGTCCCACCCGGTGGAATATTAACTATGAGGTTTCTGGGGTTGAGTTTTCCGTTGATTAAGTCATCAATCTTGCTTGACATCAGTTTGTGATGCCAATTGATCATCATTCTTTCACCCTGCAACAATTCAAACCATAGCCGGGTAAAGTTGAGAAATGACTTTTCGGATTTAGATTTCAGCGCAACCCGACAGGGGAAATCCAGATTTTCCCATTCGAGCAAATCACTCATAATCCAATCCTGTTGTTATCTAATCCAAATCGGGAAGAATATTTTCCAATGCTTGCTGTGCCTTAATGTAATCTTCCGACGTGTAATGAATATTGATTGCCCCACCATCTTTACCCGTCAGCTCTGTTTTCTTCGGCGCCTCCCAACCCTGTAGCTCACTCAATTGCTTTATTGCGGCTTTCGGATCATGCAGCTTAATTTTTAATCCATCTTTGCCCGCTACCAACTCAGAGATAGCCGCTAGATGTTCGGGATTTAATTCATCTGAATTTTTAAATGCCCAGACTGTTTGAGAAATGGGATTGCCGTTCTCATCCTCTCCAACAACGTGTGTACCGAATGTCGCTAAGTCAGCAATTGATGTGCGTCCCATTACAGTAAGACGTTCCAGGGCTTCTTCATGGGTCATAATGGCGTCGGAGACTGTTTCGTATTGCACTGACTGCAAGAAAGCTTTGACGTTACTATTTGTTACTAACTGATTAGCTTTGGAGCGCTCCCCATTCCCTTTAGCCTTCCCACCCGCTTTACGATATGCCTCAGTCTGATTAGCTCCTTCTAACAGATGGGTTACAAACTTTTTCTGTAATGTGGTCAGGGCATCGAAAAGAATCTTTTGCTCATCTGTGAGCGCGACTTTCTTTTGTGCCATCTCTTTCCCTTAAATAAAAAGGCCGCACTGGGCGACCGGATTGAATTTATGCCTGCTTTGTTAACCCACTCAGGCGGCATGGGCTTCCTGCTTTCCACAGTCAAGAAAAATTGATATTTTGGTCAGTCCACAGTCAAACTAAGGAATAACAAAAATGGCAAGATACATGGTCAGAGTTGAACTATATGGCGCTGAAGGCAATGAATATGAAACTCTCCACGAAGGCATGGGATCCATCGGATTGTACAAAACAATATTAGGTGATAATAATAGAGTACTGCAATTACCACAAGGAACGTATCAAGGAAAATCTAACCTTAGTGCGAAAGAATTATGTTCCAGAATAAACAGGGTTGCATCTCCACTATCAAAGGGAAGTCCATCTATCATTGCTTGTGCTTTGACTGGTGACCGGGAAGCCTGGTTATCATTTGCTAGATGACGAACCAGTTCTTCCGTATTCGATTTTAGGCTCTTCACTCTCCAAGGCCACAAACGCTTTCCTTACATTGTGGCCTAGAAATCTAATCACATTAGGATCTAAACCAAGTTCATGTTGGTATTCCATCCTCAACATATCTGCTAATACTTCACGTGCTGCCTGTTGTGACTCGATTGTTAAATCTTCAAATTTCATATTAAATCCTCTCTGAACCCTTTCCAACACGGAAACAGTTGTAATCAGAACTTTATGCTAAAAAGTCAGTATCCACCCGCTGGGCGCCCATAAAGAAATCACTACTATCGAGCACTCTGTCAGCAGAATGCTCTGAATGAGTTACTGTTCTTCACTGGTTAGCAACCGTAGAGATATGTCTATTGTTAACTTAAACCGTTGCTTTAACCGAGGTCCTCACTTTGGGAATGGCCTGACCGAGCTGTATTTACTCGCCCACGCTTTAGCAATATGCAGACAGTCATCGTACATCTTGCCCTTTCTGCTTGCTGATGAAGCTCTTCGATAGTGATCGACCGCTTTGTCACTTGCCATGCCTGAGATTGAATCGGAATAGCCCAGTTTCAATAAGTCGGCCTGGATGTTCTTAGCTATGAATTCTTGGGGGTTCATATGCAACCTCCTTTTTACCTCCCCCAACCAAACCG